AGCAACAAAAGCAACAACAAAGCCTGCCATAATTGCGGCTAAAACCATGTACCACAGGATAGTCATGTGTAAATACTGCATATATGCTACAAATGCCGCTACTGTAATGCCGATTGATAACACAAGTACCAATCCGTCAGTTGGAATCTTCGCAAAAACACCTACTCCTTTGATAACCTGTGTAATCACCGACACAATAAACGCGATTGCGCCGATTACCGCTAAAATAATCATGATGTTTGACGTCAATGTTTCTAAAATATTCATATTACATCTCCTTTTCGCCATTCAGACGTTCTTCAATAGTGTTTAGTCTGTAATGTGCCGATTTCACGCTTTCTTCAACTTTGATAATTCGTGTATCGTGAGAATTAATCTCTTTTCTCATTTCTGACACTTCATTTTTTATTTCAGTTGTATTGCTTGAAATGGCGTCAAGTTTCATATTGATACGTGTATTCTCTTTTACGCGTTCTTCAATGTCTTTTGTGTCTGTGTGTTTGTTGTTTTTCAAACCAAACCAAAGACTAAAAAATCCAAAAAAGACGGAAAAAGCAACCGATATGATACTTATAATTATTGCAACTGGCATAATATACCGCCTTTCATTTTTTTGTGGCACACCGCCCACCACCCTTACTGTGTGCCGCCTGCTACGTTTCCCCGGTGCTGGTAAAACGTAACGCACAATCTTCTATAATGCTTTTACAAACGGATATACCCCTACAAACAGGCTATCACGGTCTTTCCAGCTACGGCTTACACCGTTTTCACTGTAGCTTGCCATGTAGTTTTCTCCTGCCTGTGACCGGTCATATACCACAAGATTGACAATTACACTTTCATAGCATTTCAAGTCATTGTCAATCTGTTCCTGCGTATAACTTTGCGGATAACACCGTTTTGCAATTACATCTTTCGTTGCCTGTTTTATGAGCTGTTCAAGAAGCAAGTTGTCTTCTTTGCTGTCAAACACAACAACATCAGATTCAGTGTTATCCTCATTTTCAACCGTTTCAATATGAAATTGTTTGAGCCGGATTTTTACCTGCTCTAATGTTGTGTATTCTTCCATGCTGTTCTCCTGCTTATAATCCTAACTTCTCAATCAAGATTGCTTTAAGGTCAACTCCGCTCATTTCCGCCGCATTTTCAATGCCGTTCTGTGCCGCTAAACTCTGCAATTCCGCTGTCGGCATACGGTTGATTTCAGTCTTGGTATATCCGGTAGGCTTGTTTCCCGGAACAGTGTCCGGGACTTCTTCGCCTGCCGCATACCATTTCCCGTTTTTAATAACGATATATGGATATTTCATATGCTACCTCCGATTAATCATGATGAACCTCAAGTACGAATGTGCTATCCATATTTTCGTAAGACGGCAATACTACCTCAGAAGCAAACACTGACATTTTCATTGGCGGACCATACTCAACCTTTGTAGCGACCGTAATTCCTGTTCCATATGTCGTTACATCAACGTCAGCAACCTGTCTTGCAGTTCTTTCTTCCGGTGTCGTTCCGAACCACGTACTACCCAGTTTTCCGTCCGGCAACAGTGTTACTTTGTTGTCCGGGTAAAAATAGTGTTCTTTCCCAGCTTCGTCCATATACATTTTGTCGTACAGGACGATTGTAAGCTTTGTACGCTTCTGAACAACTGAAATTACCGTGTCGTCATCAACCTCAATCGTTGCCGTGAGATTCTGTGCAAGGATTGAATTTCTAATCTGTGCATTTTCAAGTAAATACTGAAACGTATTGGTGTTCATAAGAACGTATTTAGCAATCTTGCCTTTCTTCTGTAATTTTTTCCGAGCATTATTAAGGTCTGTAAGTGGTTTGGAGTTCACTGTATCACTCCACATGCTAGTGTCCTCAAGCTTTGCATAATGGTCTTTTGCATATGAACCGTCCTTGTCGTAATCATATGCGTACTGTACACCGTCACTTTCAATAGCAATAACCGGGTGTCCTGCTTCTGTAGCGAGAAGCGACATTCTCATGCGTTCCGGCACGACTTCTGCGCCGCTCACAAGGTTGTTAGTATCGTCATATACGCTTGATAAGGCACTTGCAAGGTACGGGTCATCTGTAGAACTAATACGTTCAATTTCAAGCATTTCTTCTTCGCCGACTTCCATACCTTCACGGAAAAATGCCATTTGTGTTTTTTCTTTGCTTAATCCCTCTCTTGCTCTAAGTGTCGGAATTGTGTCGAAATTTGACGGCGCAAGCGATACCGGAAGTCCCTTATGTGTCTTAATCCAGCTTAAATCAAGCCCCTGTTTCTTTCTTTCCGGAAACCAATTTAATCCGAGATATGGGATTTGATTACTTGCTTCTTCTGTTGTTGTAAGTGCAATAGACTTACTGTTTAACACTTCATTAATTAACATCTATATACCTCCCAAATTATTCAAATACAATCATTGGAAGCGCTGTGGAAACGCCTGCGTCATATGTAACACCGGAATGCTTTTCAGCCACGCTTTTATTGATATATGCTTTCTTTAAAATCACACCCTGTGGCCTGTCTTCTGTGACATCGTATCTCAAAATGCCTACGACCGTTGCCGTGTTGTCTGCCTTTCCATTTTTTCCGATTGGTGTGCCGGCCTTTACAATCTTTCTGCCGTCAGCCGTCTTTTCAACAACATCTGTAAAATCAAGTGTCATTGGAATCGCTTCATTAGGCAGTCTTTTTAAAATCTGAACGTTTCCGACATATGAAGTCTGTTCATACTGCATGTTTGACATTTTTAATTACCTCCTAAATAATGTGACAAAACATCATTGTTGCTTTGACTTTTTGAATTGCTTGAGATAAGACTTGTGGCTATTTTTTCTGCTTCTGTCTTCTCTGAATCTTGGTTACTACCGCCGCCGCCCGGATTCGGTGTACCTTTGGCAATTTCCTGTTCCTTTGCCTGCGCGGAAGCGGTTTCTTTCTCTGAAATAATCTGTCCGAGAACAGTTGTGTCAAAGCTTCCGTCCTCTTTTACAACCGTCTTTGCCTGCTCTGCCGTGATTTTAAAATCCGTCATAGCTTTTTCACGCAAATCTCTAATTGCATTGCTTTTTTGTAACTCCGCAATCTGATTGTTTGCCGTTTCCAGTGCTTTGTTGGCTTTTTCAAGCTCTGTAAGGTTTCCGGCTTCTATTTCATCAATTTTTGATTGAAGTTCGTCTGCCTTGTCAGCTTTCGCTTTATACTCTGCCGCTTTATCTTTTTCTTTCTTTGTTTCACCGTTTAACTGATTCAGATAATTACTCACCTGCTCATCGGTCGGTTCTGAAATTCCGATTGAAATAAGATTCTGTTTTGCCTGTTCTCTTGTCATCGTTTATTCCTCCTAAAATCACGTTTTTTTACACGGTTCTCTCCGCTCGATTGTTTCTGCCATTTGTCGCATGACTGCAAATTTATAAAATAAAAGCAGTTACCGATTATTGCTCGTTAACTGCCTTATTTTGCTGATTATTAAGTTGATTAACTATTTCCTGCGCTTTAGTTTCCTGTTCTTCCATATTTTCAACAGTCTTATATAAGACATCAAGGTACGGTTTTGAAAGAACAAATGTTTTTTCTGAATCTCCCCAAAGCCCTACCGTTTTAATTGCCACAAGTGGATGTATGCCAGATTGAAGCAATACTGTAAGTGTTTGTGCTTTAGTGTACATATTATCCTGTGGGCTATGATTAATTTGCACTTCAAAATCCCGCATTTTTATGCCTAAATCACGGTCCTTAATCCGTATAATATTTAGCACAACCTTTGCAAGCCGCTTTTCCGCCGCTTTTACAATCGGGTCTTTAAGCTTTGCTCTTGTTTTCGAGAAATCCCAACCATTTCTTAATTCCACCGCACCTTGCGTATCTCCGCCGGTGTTGCCCTGTTTGTTTGGAATCGCAAGAATTGACAATGTATTGTCCCACAAGTCGTCTTTGGCAACTTGACACTGCGTTTGGTTTAATTCCTGCGTCATAATTTCCACGTCTGACTTGTTATCTTTATTAATAGACTTAACAACGAGTGCATGGTTCATTTTCATCTTTTGGAAAGTTTCATCATCAATTTCACAGTTGATAAATTTTACCCAGTATTCAACGAACTGCTGCACCGAATCCATTCGATTTGACTGCATGGTATTTATTGAATCTAACAGGCTGATAACCAATTCAATATCTGAAATCCTTTCGTGATTATTCGGATATTCCACAATCGGGATACTGCCAAACGCGTGCAATCTGCTTTCAATAACTTTGCTGTCTTGAATTTTAAATGTCATTGAATCTGTATAACACAGCTTATAAAAGTTGTTATTTTCGTCTTTTAACTCCTGTACAGCAAGCACCGGTTCTTCTGTAGCTTTATTGTAAATAACAAAGGTGTTCATTGGGCTTGGCGCTATAATCCGAAACGGTATGTCGCCATCGACAATCTGTATTGCTTTAAAAGATGTGCCGGTCGCTGACTGCCACTCTCCTGCCTTAATATCTTTTTCCTGCTTGTTAGCGTCAGACATATAATCGTTCAGCGTATCAACCGCTTTATTAACTTTTTCATCGTCTTTTCGGCTAACGTACTGTATCGGTTCACCATATGTTTGTCCAACCTTAAATTGAACCAGTTCATATGCGTGATTTTCGCAAACTTTATTGTTTACATCTTCATTTTGCATTTTTATTCTGTATAATACCGGCTGGTCGCCTTTATAATAGTGCCACAAATACCGGATAATGGGCTTGTTATAGTTAAATACACCAATGCAATCTCCAACGATTTTAACAACGTTATCTGCTGTTATTTTTTCAACATTGGTATATGCAATTTTGCGTCCATAACAACCTCTTACAAGTTCGTGGAAATATACATCATTTAACATATTTAATACTCCTAGTAAAGTCTGACTCCGCTTGACGAGCGTGTATCCGGGATTTCTTTGGTTTCATTTTTATCATCATCATTCGGATAATACCAAATCCACTTACGGCAATGCTTGCAAGCCAATTTATGTAAATTGGGGTCATCTTTATCGGCATACGTCAATAATTTGCCACAATTCGGACACATTACAGCCTTATTTTTTTTAGTGTAAAACCTCATATTCAACCTCTTTTGGCATGAAAAAAGCACCACCACATTTCTGTAGCAGTGCTTTCCTCGGAACTTTTACTTTTATTTGACATTATAATAATAACACAGCATTAATATGACATTCAATGACACGACAAGTATTCTTTTCCATATTTTTCTTCAAATTTTTTGAGTGCCGTTCCGTGCAATCGGATTGTCTGCCGCCATGACTTGTCAATTTCGACCGCAATATCTTCAAACCGTTTTTTTGCTATGTATTTTAAAAATAAAATATTATATAGGTTTTCGTCCTCTATACTTTCAATTTGATTAATAATTTTTTCTTTTGTATCTACGTAGTTGTCAATCATGCCGTTAATTTTTTCTTCCATTTCTTCAATCTTAGCATATGCACAGCCCGTTTTGTCCGGGTCACTAGAAGACATAACGCGCTCATCTGTTCCCACGGCTTTAATACTGTATGCCATTTCTTTCATTTGTGAAAGTTCAATCATTTTATTGTTAATCATTTTGTTTAATTTTCCAATTTGCTGTAAATATTCCTTTGTCGTCATAAATCAATACCTCCTGCGGAATGGATTAATAGCGGCTTCAATTTTCGCCGTCTTATTTGATTGCGTGATTCTTAATGCAAAATTTGAAAAAACATCGGGTACATCATCTAACTGCTTTTTGCCCGAAACTGAATACTGCTTTAAAAGTCCAACCATGACACCGTATGGTTCTTTTGGACTGTACAACTGCGAGTCTTTAAAAATAACGTGCTGTAATATCCAGTTTGAGCACTGGAAAATTCGTGCTTCTTTATTCGTTTCTGTCGGCATGTCGGTAATATTGCAAACCCAGCCTTTACTAAGTACGCGCTTATTGACTTCCATTGCTACTCTATCACCGCCCGCGTTTCGCTCAAATTCGCATTCTTGAACTTTATTATTCGCAATTACATTTGCCGCGTTTTCATATTGCATTTCATAGTCTGCCGTGTTATCGCACACACAATCAACACAGTAATAATCCTCACCGTACTTTTGAAGTATTGGCATGACAAAGTAGTCTGTTCCTTTTCCTTTTGTATCGCATTGTGCCGTAATTATTTCCGGTTCTCCATGCGGAAGATTAAGGTATCTTCTTATTTTGTCGTCCGGGAACAGCAAGCCCTCACGTTCAATCGGCTCTTGCTTGTACAGACAGCGATATGATATATCGTCCATTAATAACTGCTGGTCTTCAAAAAATTCTTTAGTAAATCCGCTAAACTCATAGTCAAAGTTACTTTCTCCAGTTTCCGGGTCAATGTCCGGGACTGCAATAACTTTTACCCGTGGATTTCCTGCATACATATTTTGAATACGTCCTATCACATCTCTAACACTCCAACGCGTGGCAATGTGAATTTCTTTGCAGTTATGACCGTCCGTATCCTGTATTTTACGTTGCCTTGCGTCTACTGCGTATTTGTTCCACAACTTATCAAGAATCGTTGGATTTAAGGCTTCCTCGACCCCCCCAATCAAGTCGTCGACCAACAAATATTTTGAACTTCTAACCTTTCCGCTATTCTTGCTACCTACCGACGTACACTGCACGGACGGAAACGGTTTGTATTTGCCTATATTGAATTGTTCAAGTTTTGCATTTGTGCTTGTTACGTGTAAATTCGGAAATATTTCACTCCACGTATATTCGTCTGAATTTGTAACAATATCATACACACCGTCAAAATACATTCGCGTTATATCGCCGCTGTGCGAATAAAACAAGCTAAAGTCTTTTGGATACCAGCCAGCCACAAGTGCGTTAAACATTTTTTCGACTGTTGTTTTTCCGGCTCCGGGAATTAACGACACACACAAAATATCGTACTTATCGTCAATCATGCCTTGTAAAGCCTGTGTAAGCCCTATTTTAAGGAATTGTTTGCGCCGTGGCATATAAAACCGCTCTTTTGGTTCTCGCTTCTTTTCAAGGTACATAAAGCCGCTGTCAACGATTTTGTTTTGTGCTTCCGCAAGTAATACGCTATAGTATTTATCCAGTATGTCGTACTGGACTTTATTTTTAAATGCAAACTTTTCTAAATCCCATGCCGTGCCGCCTGTGGAATCAAAAATGAATTTTTCCGCCAACTGTTTTGCCCTTGCCGAAATTTTCAATCCATATTCAACGTCTTTTTCTGTTTGTAGTGCAACTTGGGCGGCTTCTATGTATGCGTTTACTACCGATTCATTAATACCATTACTTTCAATATATTTTTCATACTGACTTACTACTGAAATAAGGCTTGAACTTGCCAAAGAAAAGCACCTCTACTTTCCAAAAAAAGCAAAGGCACTTTCAGACCTCTGCCAATAATTTTTGTTGGTTAGCGACTACAATCAATCTGTAGTCGGTAATATCACTTAATCAATATCTGCAATGCTTTCTACAAAACAATTGTAGTAGATATATCTCTTGCCGTTAAAATCAAACTTAACATATCCACCATCGTATGCACCAATATCAATTTTGCCTTTATATGTTGCAAGTTCTTTACCATCTGCCGTGTATACAGTAATTGTTCTTTGCATACCGCCATTTACATCACTTTTCATATCTGTTACCGCTCTGTCCCATGACGCACATCCGGTCATTCCTAAGCACAATGTCAAGCCTAATACAACTGCTAAAATTTTCTTTTTCATAATAATTCCTTTCCGCTGGTAATCAGCAATCATTGTTCTAATTCATCAATTCTGTTTTCAAGTACATTTATGTACTCCCTCATTTTTTGTCCGTCTCTCTCTGAAAGATACTCAACGCCAGTAGTTCCTATTTTCCACGATACATCTTTTAAGTATTGGATTGCATTTTCAACTTTGTTATCGTCACGATTAAGCTCTTTGCACAAGCACTTGGCAATATCTTTAAATGGTTGTGGGTGTTCCACTCTGTCTAATGCTTCTTCAAAGGTGTAATCTCCCTTGTAGTCCATAATAATTCCGACAGCTTCATATTTTCCAAGATTAACTCCTAAAAATCGGTCTGCAACTGTATTCCAGATAGCATATAAATTGTCTATATCGTCTTGCAATGCAACTATTAACATAATCTCACTCCTTGTTCAGTTCATCCGCATATCTTGTCATTTCAATCTGTGTTCCGTTTTCATCCCTTGTACCGACAGCTACATATCTGCTGCTTCCACTCATCATATCCCCAATCCGTATTTCCGTTTTATCATCATCAAACTTGTAACATTCACGCATTTTCTCAATGCAGTTATTCATTTCTGATATTTTCATAACTGATTCCTCATAAACCTCTCAAAATCTTTTCTGCACTTAGGGCATAATTCATATGTTTTTTCTAAAAATTTATATCTACGGACATTCTTGATTTCAAGACACATATCATTATCTTCAAAAGTAGGAACTATGTCTCCGCAACTTTCGACTTGCTTAAATCTAACTTCTTTCCAGCTCTTAGGTATTATCTCTTTTCCACACCTGTCGCAAGTGTGCCATTCTTTTATATATTTCATTATTATTTCACTACTTTTTTATCGTTGTTCTTGTCATTGTAATACACCTTGAATCCTTTTAATTTATATTCGGACACGGATTTTCTCAAATCTTCAATGCTCCCGTATTTTTCATTCAGCATAATAGCAGTGCTTCCCTTTTCAGCCGCATAAATGCCACATGGTATAGCTTTGCTTGCTATTTTAAGGAACTGCTTGTACTCTTTGCGCGACATTCCATATACATTACCTTTAATCTCTACTCTCATGCGCACTCTCCTAATCCTTAAATAGCCCGTCAGGAAATTTCCCGCCTGTAATTAATATGCCTACGTATTTGTGAAATGTCGGATAACTCATGCCGGCTATTTCCGTTGCTTTTGTTATCGTTACCTCGCCGCTCGCCCATTTATTGTAGGCTTCAATAAACTTGTCCTTATCTACTGCATGAACACCTTTTGCCATACTGCACCTCTTTTTTATTTTTATTTTTTTTAAAAAAAATGGAAAAGGGCGGAATCGAACCGCCAATGTTTACCACATGGGAACAGATTTACAGTCTGCCGCAACACCGCCAATCGTTGCCGCTTTTCCAAAAAAACAAACATGATTAAGACTTCTCTTTATTCATCATACCCGCAGTCACATTCAGTCACCGTGACGATAAGTCCGAGCTTCCGGGTGCGACCCTTGGCTTCTTACCGCTGTCAAGCACGGACAGGGAGCGAATTTAACCTGCAAATTTCACGGTTCTTTCGGAATTTTTTTTGGTTTGCCAAAAAAAATTGTTTTGCCATACCGCTACTTTAACAAATTTCTTGTGTTATACTCCGGTTTCCCGGATTCAAGGCAAGCCGACTTAATGAAATTCCTGTTTTGTTTGTAGTCTTTCACACCACGAACACAAACAGGTTATTCTTGCACCGCAAGCGTTTATTATTCGTCAGCCACAAGGATTCTACTTTTGACGTCCTTATGATGATATACTGCACCACTTTGTTGACAGCTTTGCTGTCTTCTTTGCTTAAATTGCTTCAAGCAAAAAGCCTACACTTTCCAGTATCCCGAAAAGCTTTAACTCAATTCAGTGTATCCCGGCAAGGTTGAAAAGCCTATCTGCACCGGGGTAATCATGTTTGTAAATCCCGCCGGACCTTGTGACGGTCCTTTAATCAGCTTTCCGCTAACGGGAGATAAGGGGGTACCAAAGAATGGGACAAAAGGGCTATCAAAAGCCCAGCTACCCTAACCGGATTTGAACCGGTGATACAGGAATCAAAATCCCGTGCCTTACCGCTTGGCTATAGGGCATTGTTTTGCGGGTATTCCCAACTCTATTTCCCGCACACCTCATTGTACTATCCTTTGTAGCCATTCTTACAGCATTGTTTGACAAGGTGTTTGTTTTGCTTTAAATGTCTTTGCTATCCCGATGTAACGACCTTTCGGATTCAAAACCGTTCGGGTAACGATTTCTAAGCTTTGCTTTGTTCATTTCAGCAATGGTATCTAAGTCATATCCAATGCCTTTTGCGGCTACGGCTAAATACCAAAGGCAATCGCCCAGTTCTTTTGCCATGTGGTCTTTATCAAGCGTATGACCTTGAAAAAGCATTTTCTTTACCATGTCAATCACTTCTCCAGCTTCGCCATTTAAGCCCATCACTCCATTAAGCAAAAGATTATCTTCGTGTGCTGTGGCTGTTCTACTTGCTGTACGCATTGCTTCTGCCTGATACTCGTTTAATGTCATTGATACACCTCTTTTTATTTTTGAGATTATTTTGTATAAGTTTTTTTAAGTTTTCTATTTTCATATACAAATTATATAAAATTTATATAGAAATTTACCAATAATTACACAATTTTTTAATAGAATTGCACAAACTTTTATTATCAAATCATTTTAATCCCCAAAAAGGCGCATATTGTTATTTAACTCTTATGAATTTTTATTTATATTTCTACCATTTACATTAATATTATATTTTTATTTCAACTCCAAAAAATGGATTATTTTTAGTAAAATCTTTTTAGTGAG